TTACTTGATTTTCCCCTGCATCTGGTTGAGCAGATGGTCGGCGCGGATGGCTTCGGGGGTAAAGCTGTTGTTCTCCCACCATGCCCAGATGGCGGCAGCGGTGGTCAGGCCGGCCGTCACCCACTGTTCTACGCTGGCGCTGTCGATGGGCAGCGGGCTTTTGCCTGCTGCACACAGCAGCTGGTTGACGAGGGCCAGTGCCAGCACAACGGTGCGGGCGATGGTGGCAGCGGAAATCTTCTCTTTCTGGATCATTGTTAGTCCTCCTTGATGGGTAATGCCTTGGCGCGGTTGTACAGCTCTGTGCCGGTGCCGTTGCCGCCAAGAGTATGATAGCTCTTATACAGGTACTCAATATTTTTGAGCCCTGCCGTGTCGATGCAGCCCTGCTTGATGTAATACTGGCACGCCTGATAGATACGATCATGCAGGATGGCCAGCACGCCGTCCAGCAGGGCCTTGTACTTGATGACCACCGCGATGACGGCGGTGCCCAGCAGACCGAAAGCCCACTCTGCCCAATATTGGGCGATCCATTGCCACATCGGTCTCACCCCCTGACCTGCCCCAGCCCGGCCCGCTGGATGATGGAGGCGTAGTCCTTGTAGGCCACGCTCAGGTCTACGCCTGTGGCAATGCCGGGGATCTTGCCGCTGCTTGTGTACTGCCACATCCCGAAGGCCCAGTCAGGGGCGGGCTTCTTGGCGCGGTAGGCCGCCAGCCATACGTCGTAGGGCTTGAGGGCCGCGCCGCCCATGTACAGGTTGGTCTGCCCGAAGTTCAGGCCGGTGTAGAGCATGGCGTACACGCCCCAGCTCTCCACCACGCTCAGGCAGTGGGCCACGATGTCAGTCAGGGCAGACTTGCTCAGCGCCGCCTGCAGCTTGTCCTCGATGTCCACAGCTACCGGCAGCTGGAAGGCTCTGCCGCCCAGCGCCTGCTTGAACAGGGCCAGCTCCTTGTCGGCCTGTGCCTTGGTGGTAGCCTTGAAATAGCCGTACACGCCCACCGGGATGCCCAGTCGGGTGCACTCGGCGTAGTTGTGGGCAAAGAAGGGGTCGATGTATGGCTTGCTGGGCTTGCCCTCTTTGCTGTTGCCCATGGCCCGGATCATCACGCCGTCGATTTTGCCGCTGCGCTTCACCGCGTCCCAGTCGATGCTGCCCTGCCAGCGGGAAACGTCAAGAATTGTTCTGGGCATTGATCTGCGCCTCCTTACTGTGTGATTTCCTCAAAGCCGCTCTTGATAAGAATTGCCTTGACCTTCTCCTTCAGCAAGCGGGGGCAGCGCTCATACAGAGCTTTTGCCTCCTCCACGGTCTCAGCGGACATAATTTCCTGTGCCCATAACATAGCCATCATAAATACCATCCTTTCGATTTTTTGTGTGATTTTACGCATAGACAGTCTCGCTCATTTCCAGCAAGCACTGCTTCAGCATTTCGTTTTCGTTTTTCAGCGCTTCCAGCGTCTCCGGCAACTTGTCCAGTACCTCCTGCCGCTGCTGGGCTTCCCTATGGGCCTTTTCCTGCGCAGCCAGCTCTTCGGCGGTCGGCGGCTGTGGCACTTTCCCGTATTCGTACACCTCATACTCCGCCCCGCACAGCCGGATGCCCCAGTAAGCTTCCCCGGGCTGTGCATTTTGGTTGTGTGCGTTCACCGCAGCCTCGATCGCGCTGTAATCTGCCGGGGTGCCGTCGGTCTCGGTCGGTACCGTGTACCCGGGGCGGATCGTTGCTTCTTCCATTTTGAACTCTCCTTTCCGGGTGCTCAGAAAATATAGTTAATCTCCCCGAATAACTTAATCGTTGTCACCAGCGTATTCAGCGGCAGCACGATGCAGGGGCGCAGACCGTGCGAGTCCTCTCTGTGGCCGCCTGCACTGCTAAAACTACCATCCTTATAGAACATGTACATATAGTTGCCGTTGTAGCTTCGCTTGGAGCGTGTCCAGTATTCATTGTCTGCTTTTCGCTTGTCGGTGGCAGCAGTCGTGTAGTCGAAGTAGTCCAGCTTTGCACCTTCTTGTGCCATCAGACCATCTATGCCCTGCCAGGTGTAAACGCCCATCTCGACCGCGGAAAGCAGAAAGCACTTCCTCGAAAGGCCGTTCGAGCCGGAGGAAACCTTGTCCGAACTGTAATCCGCCTGTTTCACGTAGGGCAAATGCACGGTCATCAGGCGGTTTGCCACACTGGAGGTGATATTTCCGCCCGGGTAGTTGACACACCAGTTGTCCAGTGCCCATCCTTCGTAGCCGTAGATGTAACTGCCACTGATGGAAGTGGATGCCGCAATGTTTGTTCGCCAGAGCCATGCGCCGTTGGCCGTGCTGTCGTACAACCCGCCGCCCGGAACGCCCTTGTGCACCAGCTTATACCAGTAAGTATTGTTGCCGCTCGGGTCAGCAATGCCAAATTCTGTCCCCAATGCAAAAGAGCTGATGGGATTGCCGCCGTCATAGAACTTCTTGGCTACGCCGTCCACGCCGATATAGCCCTTGTGCACCTGCCTTGCGGTACCGCCCACGCCGATGTAGATCTTGGAGACCGATTTGGCACTTCCGCCGATTCCGGTATAAATCGCCATGTTCTCTCCTCCTTATGCGTACACCAGTAGGATAGAGCCGGTTGCAAGGCTGCTTCCCGAACCGGGGTCACTGGTTTGGGATGTAATGGTGGTCACACCCAGCCAACTCTGCATAACCGACTTGTTGACATCCTTGATTTTCGTACCGTTGTCCGTATAGCCTGCAATGTGCGTCAGATTCGACGTGTTAAGGCCGTCGCCCGCATAGCCGACTTGGATTGTTCTGGATGCGTCCTTATAGTCGGTTACGCCGGTTGCTTTTGTGGCGGTGGTTGCATTACCATCCAGCGAACCAATGAATTTGTTGGCCCTGACATTTGCAAAAGAGCCGCTTCCTCGACCGTCATTAAACCGATACTCATCAATGGTGTTGTCTCGATATCCCAAGTAGACTGTGTTGTTTTCTGGGATGCCAACAAAATTCACTTCATTCTTGTTCTCGAACTCCAATTTCGAGTGGTTATGCGCACTCGGTGGAAACGTACTCGGCTTATCCGTCACGGAATTCCAGTCCGTCTTGATGCTCTTGAACTTGTCGCCCACAGTCTTTGCATCCGCCGGTGCATCGGGCACGGACAGGGTCTTGTCCGTGCCGGCCCGTGTTCCGGCAAGCGCTGCGGCATCCTCTGCGGCTTTCTGAGCCTTTTCTGCTGCCTGACGGCTTGTAGCTGCCGCTCCCGCACTGGTGGATGCCTCCCCGGCCTTGGTGGCGGCGGTGGAAGCGCTCCCCGCAGCGTCGGTGGCCTGCTGGGTGGCAGTGTTTGCCGCAGCGGTGGCCGTCTTGGTGGAGGCCGCCACGTCGTTCAGGGCTGTGGTGCGGGCCCGTGCGATATCCTGCAAGGCGGCGATGTGCTCCGTTTTCGTGTCCTGCAGGGCCCGCTGGGCGGCGGTCTCACTGGTCTTGGC